TACATTACCTTATAATGAGACAACCAAGATTGCTTATGATTTACTGGCTACTTGGCTACAAAGAGCGGCAAATAGTGAGGCTTAACTCACTATAAAGGACAAGCTTGCTATTGAAAGGACGTTTAAAATGAAAACGAAAACTATATGGTGTTATCTTGACGGAAAAAAGCACTGTGACGTTGTGAAGTGGGCATTAGGTGCGAATGTTGATATTAAAACGGCAAAAGAAATGCTCACGGCTCAATATCCAAGTATGTCTGTAACTTTTAAAATAATTTAAAAAGGACGTTTAAAATGAAAAAATTCTTAACAGCAGTATTTTTTCTTAGCGTTGTCGGTTTATTCCTGGACATTGCCTGCCTTGACAGTAACCCAAAACCGAGCAGTTGCGATTACATAGCATTTGTAATTATCGGCATTGCTTTATCGGTTTCAATGGCTGTGGCAGGGTATGGGGCTGGGCTGATGGACAAGCCGCGCAAAGAAAACGCTCCCCAAGCTACCGCAAATAGCTTAGAGAGCAAACCAGTTATTAATTACAATGACAGTATATCACTGTCAGAGAGGAATGTCAATGGGTAGCTCTAGAAACTGGACAGCAGAAGAATATAAGTATCTTCAAGAAAACTGGGGGAGAATTTCACTCCCTACACTCTGTAAAAAGCTAAATCGCACAGAAAATGCAGTTCTGATTAAAGTTTCACGGCTTGGTTTAGGTGCGTTTCTTGAAAACGGGGAATACATAACACTGAATGTCCTTTTCAAAGCTTTAGGCTGTAAATGTGTAAGTGGCTACATGATGACAAGCTGGGTTGAACAAAGAGGGTTCCCTCTGAAGCATAAAAAAGTTAATAAAAACACTTTCAAAGTTGTTAGCATTTCAGATTTTTGGAAGTGGGCAGAAAACAACAGGCATTTCTTTGACTTTACAAAGCTTGAAAAAAACGCACTTGGGAAAGAGCCGTCTTGGGTTGATGAACAAAGGAAAATAGACAATGCAAAAAACTATAGTTTTCTTCACTCACCCTGGACTAAAGCAGAGGACGAGCGACTTATATTTCTGCTAAAAAGGCACAAATACGGATATTCTGAGTTGTCGTGCGATTTAAAACGTACTTGTGGAGCAATCCAACGTAGAATAAACGATTTGGGGTTAATGGAAAGACCAGTAAAGGCGGACAACCATATTAAATGGACTGATGAACAGCTTGACAAGGTTTTGCAAAATATCGTTAATGGGGTATCTTACAACGCTATGCAAGCTGAAATAGACAAATCAGCCAAGGCAATCCAAGGCAAAGTTTATGTAATGTATGGTACCGAAAACCCCGATAAGGTTAGGGAAAAATTAATTAAACAGGAGGACAAATAATCATGACCTGCCAACACGATTGCAATATCCAGTGTTTTGAGGATTGTGTTGAGTGTAGCCGATATAAACTAATTAAACGTTGCAAGGCTTGTGGTGAAATAGTTGACAACTTGTATCAAGCTGAAATATTTAATTTTGCAGGCTATCAATCAATTTGTTTTAAATGTTTTATGGACAAATCAGTCAACACAAGACTTACCGATATTTTGCTTGACTTTGTAACAGACGCACAGAAATGTGAAATTATGATGGATTATCGGGAGGGATAATATGGCTAATTTTGATAGCGGAGTAGCTTCGTACATAACAGCAACAGGAAAAGTTTCAAATCATTTTCCAGTTGATAACAAAGGCAATGCTTTTGTTTGTTGCACATACTGCAAATATTGGAGCAAGTTTCACAATAGTTGCGACTTGACAGATGAAATAATTGTGATGCCGGACAAGTTCGTAGGGTATCATTGTCCGCTGAAAGAAATGGAGGTTGAATAACAATGGGGTTGCCTGTTTTAATCATCGGCGAAAGTGGAAGCGGTAAATCAACATCAATGCGCAACTTTGAAGCGGAAGAAGTATCAGTATTCAATGTTGCAAGTAAACCGTTCCCGTTCAGAAAGAAACTCCCAAAGGCAAATACAAGTAATTACCAAGCAATTATGGATGGATTAAAAAAATCGCAGAAGAAAATATTCGTTATTGACGATAGTCAGTATTTGCTTTGTTTTGAAATGTTTGAAAAGGCTAAGGACGCAGGATACAACAAGTTTACTGATATGGCGCTTAATTTTTATAATTTAATTCAATTCGTTGTTAAACAATTGCCTAATGATGTTGTAGTTTATTTTTTACACCACACAGAAAGCACGTCTGATGGACGTTTGAAAGCTAAAACAATAGGCAAAATGCTTGACGAAAAATTAACTGTTGAGGGGTTATTCAGCATCGTATTAATGTGCGTTACTGACGGAATGACGCACAAATTTATTACTCAAAGCGACGGCTATAACACCTGCAAATCACCAATGGATATGTTCGAAAAAGAAATTGACAACGACCTTAAAATCGTTGACACAGCAATCAGAGAATATTACGAATTAACTGGAGGAAAAGAAAATGATTAAACCAAACGATTACGAAAGCGCTCAATGTTACGGAGACTATGTTCCACTTGAACTAGGTGGACATATATGTCAGATAATGAAAGTCGAGGAGGCTAAGTCTTCAACTGGCAAAGATATGGTAATCATAAGCCTCGACACTGCTCCACAGGATAAACAACCCAAATATTATTCGGAGCAATGGAAAAATGACACGCGAACAGATAAAAAGTGGGGTTGTAGAGTTTTTCAGCTAGTTTTAGATGATGATGGTAACACAAATAAAGGTTTTAAAACCTTTACAACAGCTGTCGAGCGTTCTAATAATGGTTTTAAAGTCTTGTGGGGAGATAAGTTTGCTGATTGTTTCAAAGGTAAATTAATTGGTGGAGTTTTCGGCAGAGAACAATATAAAAATACGAATGGCGAGCTTAAATTCGCAACAAAATGCGTTCAATTCAGAAGTATCGACAAGGTTTTTGAGGCTAAAATTCCTGATGATAAATTATTAAATGGGCAGGCGCAACAAGCTAATAATCAATTTGTAATTGGCAATGTTTCAGACTTTGAAGAAATCTTAAGCGATGACGGAGTACCATTTTAATGGATATTTCCACCATAAAGCAAGCCGTCACACTTTCACAGGCTTGTGAGCTGTACGGAATACCAATTAATCGTCAAGGCTTTTCAAGCTGTCCGTTCCATTCGTCTGATAATACACCGTCATTTAAAATCTACCCAAATGACCGAGGCTTTTACTGCTTCGGTTGTGGGGTGGGTGGTGATGTGATTAAGTTTGTAATGCTACTGTTTAACATATCGTTTTTGCAAGCCCTGCAACGCTTAAACAACGATTTTCGGCTAGGGCTTGATGATTACACCCCTACAGATAACACCGCCTTAAATCAACGCAGAGAACGTCTGAGAGAGATTAAGCGACTTGAAGAGGAAATAATTAAGCTGTGCATAATACATAGGACATATCACTTTATTTTACAGGGTTATAAAGGCGGAGAACCTGATGCACTTCAAGCTGAAGCAATACACAATATTGAATTTATCAAATACCGAATTGAGGTGAACGAGGATATTTTATGCAAACTGAAATCACGATAACTTATAAAAAAGAAGATTTTTTTAACAGTACATCACCTTATGAGGAAATTTACAAGCTAAAAAATGCTCCTTTTATCCATGAAAAAATGCTCACGCAAATGTGTGATTATGCGAAGTCTGTGGGTGTTGGAAATTTTAAAAAACTTTATTCAGAGTACACGAAATCACTTGCGATACAGAATAGCACAGTATACATAAACAACGTAACAGCTTTTCAAGGGCAAGAAATCGAACTTGATGCAGGTGATTGGGAATGCGACGATTATGGAGTTAGAAAAAAAGGCTCTTATGGTGATGAAGTTGCCTGCCCGCATCCTATTTTACCTGTGGAAAGACTTGTAAATATTGACACAGGTGAGGAAAAACTACGCATTGCATATTCAAAGGGCAGACGTTGGAGGTCAATTATCGTTGACAAAAACACCCTTGCAAGCACTCAAAGTATCACTAAGCTTGCGATTTGGGGGATTGCTGTCAATTCTGAAAATGCAAAAAACCTTATTAAATATCTTGCTGATATTGAAAACATTAACTATGACGTTATCCCTGAATATAACTCAGTTTCAAGGCTTGGGTATATTGGCGATGAGGGGTTTTCCCCTTATGTTGACGGTTTAATTTTCGATGGTGAGGCGAATTACAAACACATTTTCAATGCTGTTTCGGCAAACGGTTCTAGAGATAAATGGCTCGATTGTGCCAAAGAATGCAGAAAAACAACGTCAGCTAAAATTGTTTTGGCGGCAAGTTTTGCAAGCGTTCTTGTGCAAAAAATTGGCTCACTTCCCTTTTTCGTTCACTTGTGGGGAGTTGATTCAGGAACTGGAAAAACTGTTGCGCTAATGCTTGCTGCTTCTGTTTGGGGAAATCCATCAAGTGGTCAGTTTGTTCAGACTTTCAACGCCACAGAGGTGGGACATGAAAGAATGGCAACGTTTTTAAACAGTTTGCCAATGTGCATTGACGAACTACAGCTTTCTAGGACAAGCAAGGGTAAACCATCGTTTAATATTTACAACCTGGCTCAAGGTGTCGGCAGAACGCGTGGAAATAAGGCAGGAGGTGTTGATAAAACGCCAACATGGGGCAACTGTATTCTAACCACAGGAGAAAGCCCTCTTGCAAGCCTCACAGACGGCGCAGGAGCACTCAACAGAGTTATTGAAATAGAGTGTAAGGCAGATTGCAAAGTTATTGCTGATGGCGTTTCTGTTAGCTCTGTTATTAAGAAAAACTATGGTTTTGCAGGTGAGGAATTTATTGATTATCTTTCAAAGGATGGTGTCAGTGAGGCTCTTGAGAACAGATACAAAACGCTTTTTTCACAGCTTTCAAGCAACAACGCGACCGAAAAACAATCAATGGCGGCGGCCTTAGTTGTAATGGCTGACGAAATGATTAGCCAGTTGTTTTTTGATGACAAACCTTTGACCGTCAATGAAATATCAGAATTCTTGAAAACAAATGCTTCAGTAAGTCTTGGTGAGCGTGGATATGGGTTCATTTGTGGATGGGTCGCTCAAAATGTCAATAGGTTCAATTCTGATGATAACGTGGGCGAAATTTACGGAATTATTGAGAATGATTGGGTGTACATAAATTCTAAAAAGTTTCGCGAAGTCGTTGAGGCTGAGGGAATTTCATCAAGTGCGTTGTTAAGTTGGTTGAAAAGTAAGGGGTATATACAATATAGAGGGAACAGAGCCACAAAAGGCAAGAGAATTAAAGGCATTAATACGGAATGTATCGTCCTTAAAATGGCTGAACCTGAAGAAACTGAACCTAAAGAGTCTGTTTATTTATAGTTTTGTGGCAGTGTGGCAGTTGTGGCACTGTTTTACATACATATTTATTTATTAGACACCCCCCTAAAACATAGAAAGTGGGGGGGTATGAAAAAATATTTTTTATTGTAATTTTAGTGCCACAGTGCCACAACGTGCTTTAAACGGCTTAAATACAGGTGTTTTCCTGTGGCAGTGCATTTGCCACAACTGTCAACCATGCCACAATATTAAAATTGTTGACGAAGTTGACGGTGTTGACGGTAAAAACATACACCTATATATATTCCACACATACCCCCTTTAGATATATGAAATGGGGGTGTCTAAAAAAATATTTTTATTGTTGGAAAAACCGTCAACACCGTCAACAAATGCCTTAACCTGTATAAATAAAGGCTTTATCCGTTGACAGTATGGTGTCAACCATTGACGGTAAAGCGACAACTTTTAATTAAAATTGGAGGTTTTATGAAATTTACTGACAAAAAATATAAAGGAACGTGCGAAATTTGCAGAAAGTCATTATTTGAAAAAGACGACCCAATAATGGTTAAGTCGTCAAAGCATACTAAATATTATTGCTTGGAGTGTTATGAGAAGTTTTACGGAGGCAACAAGCATGATTAAGTTAAGAGATTATCAACATGAATGTATTGCTTCTATTCCTTATTCAGGTAGATATTTGATTCAAATGGCAACAGGTCTCGGAAAAACTGTTACCTTTGCAAATATACCAAAACAAGGGAGAATGCTTATTCTTTCTCACAGGGAGGAGCTTGTAAATCAGCCGTTAAAATATTTTGATTGCACAACAGGTGTTGAAATGTCAAAATTTCATAGCAATGGCATGGAAGAGGTTTTGTCGGCAAGTGTTCAATCAATATCTAGAAGACTGCATAACTTCTCGCCTGATGATTTTGATATTATTATCGTCGACGAAGCTCATCATGCAAGTGCAAATACATACAAAAAAGTGATTCAGCATTTCAATCCACGCTTATTGCTAGGCTTTACAGCCACTCCAAACAGGTCTGATAAAGTTCGACTTGATGATGTTTTTGAAGACATAATTTTTCAAAGAGATTTAAAATGGGGCATTAAAAATGGTTATCTTTGCGACATTGAATGTAAAAGAATTAACATAGGCTATGACCTTTCGGCTGTCAGAACTAAAATGGGCGATTATGCTCCGGGCGAACTTGAAAAAGCAATGGATGGGACTGCTGATGCTATAGCAGAGGCTTATAAGGTTCATGCAAAGGGTGCAACGCTTATATTTGCTGTTTCTGTTACTCAATGTCAGGAGATTGCTTCTAAAATTGATGGTGCAATAGTTGTTACTGGTGAAACCAAGGACAGAGCAAGCGTTATTAAAGATTTTACTGACAGAAAAATTCCTTGCATTGTGAATTGCATGGTTTTTACCGAAGGTACAGACATTCCTCTTGTAGAAACGGTTATTGTAGCACGTCCAACCCAGTCGGACAGCTTATACACTCAAATGGTAGGTAGAGGCTTAAGGCTCCATCCTGATAAAAATAAGCTTACCCTCATTGATTGTGTAGGGGTCACAGGCAAGGCAAGCCTTTGTACCGCCCCGTCATTACTGGGGATTAGTCTTGAAAATGTTCCTCAGAAAAAGCTGTCAGAGCTTCAAGGAGACTTGTTTGAATTGCCTGAAAAAGCTATTTTTGCAAGCGATTGCCCTGAAAGCTGGATAAGAAATGTTCAGATAGTTGATTTATGGGCCCAAGAGCAAAAATATAATCTTCATGGAGTGAATTATTTTAAAATGCCCGACGGAACGCTTGTGTGTTCATTGCCAGGACAACAAAAACTCATTATTCCTTGCCCCGATGAGCTCGGTCGTGTTCAACTTGAAAACAAAAAAGTGCCATATCAAACTGCACTTGACCAGGTTTATAAGAAACTTACTGAAGACTACAGTGAATTTAAATATATATGGGATATAGATTCAGCTAAACGCTGGGGCAAGGCACCTGCAAGCGACAAGCAAATCAATTTAATTAAAAGGCGTTGCAAGGATTTTGATTGTGAAAACTTGACAAAGCTTGAGGCTAGTCAAATACTCAACAGAATTATGAATAAGGGGGCTTAATAGTGACTGAAGCGCAACATCAAACCAATATTTTTAAATGGGCACTACAGCCAAGCGTTAGAAGTAAATATCCTTGTTTGAAACTCCTGCACCATATTCCAAATGGTGGTAGTCGCAACAAAATTGAGGCTGCTAATTTAAAACGGCAAGGTGTAAAGGCAGGCGTTCCGGATTTACATTTACCTGTTGCTAGAGGTCAATACCATAGCTTATATATTGAACTTAAAAACGAAACCGGAACAACATCATCTGAGCAAGAATGGTGGGGTGATGAGCTTTCAAAAGAAAACAATTTCTGCGAAGTGTGTCACGGGTGGGAGTCTGCTGTAAGAGTTGTTGAGTGGTATTTAAATTTAGGAGGCTATAATGGACATCAAAGACCTTGAAAAACTAGCAATGAACAATGCAGAGTTACCTGATAACCTCACACAGCCTCAGCAATTGCTATTTTTACAATTGCGAATATTGTATGATTCTTTCAGTTCTGGACGAATTACCAAAGAGCAAGGCTCGCAAGAAAAACAAAAGCTTATTGCTGAATATGAGGTCGCAGACTTTGCATTTTCGTGCCAATAAAAAAACTGCGGAGCATTTAGTAGTTTTGGGTGAACGAATTTCGGATTGTTATAAAAATAAAGAAAATTGTCCTGTGTGTAAAGGGTTGGCTGAGCGCTGGGGACATAGTGATTATGGGGAGGTTGAATAATGGATATAAAAGAAATAATAGGAAGACTAAACAACATCAAAACAGCAGGTTATGTTGTTGCAGGAGACGAATATTATTGCAGAGGAATAGACGCGGCAACTGGTTGTCTTAGCTATTTAAAAAAATACGAGGATACAAACTTAACTCCACGGGAAATTGAACAACTCAAAGCTGAAATCCAAGAATACAAGGACAAGCTTGCAGATGGACGAATGATTGAATTGCCTTGTAAAATTGGTGATACTTTATATGAAATCTTACCCAAAAGAAAATATGCACCTATAAACACATTTGTAGTTCCAGATGTACATTGGATAATTGATAATGAAGAATATTTCGGTAAAACAATATTTTTCACATTAACCGAAGCCAAACAGGCTTTAAAAGAAATGGAGGATAACAATGAGTAGATATATTAATGCTGATTTGTTAATGGATAAGCTAAATTCAGATGATACACTGAAATACGCAAGAAAATTAATCAAGCTGTATGTAGAGGAACAACCCACAGCAGATGTTGTTGAAGTGGTAAGGTGTAAGGATTGCAAATACTGGCACGAATTATTTAATTATGGTAATTGTGATGTTCACACAAACGAAGTTGGCGATATTACATGCGTTTCAATGACAGACCTTAACGACTTTTGCTGTTACGGTGAAAAAAAGGAGCGTGGTTAAATGGCTGATATAAAAGAAATTGAAAGTGCGATTGAAGCCGCGCTATTGCAAATTGATACATTGAAAACTGCATTATCAAAATAACCGCACAGATAAGCCCATTAAACCCACTCTAATTTAGGTGGCATAATTACACTAAAAATCATTTAAAGTGGGTTTATGGGGTAAATATGAAAGGATATGAGATTTAAAATGGATATTAAAACTAGTTGCATAAAAATTATAGACGGAGAATTGTTCCCATACTTAAAAGACGTTGAACTTTATGGGCGAATAGCTACTAACGGGGAGTTTTTTATTTGGGGCTGGGCACAGGAACATGAGGATAATTTTTTCAAAGGCATGCTTGAATATGATAAAAAAGTTCAAATTCATGGGTATGAAACTTGCGAAGATGTTAGAAATGATTTTGCGATAGGTGACGTTTTGATATGCGTAAATAGTGGTGACTATGTGGAGGTATGAATATGAAAGGATATGAGGATAATGGAATACATAGCCAGTCTATCATATGGAAAAGACAGCATAGCAATGCTTGAAATTATTAAACAACACGATATGTCACTAGACAGAATAGTTCATGTTGAAGTAATGGCTACGCCGACAATATCGGCAGACTTGCCTCCAATGATTGAATTTAAAGATTATGCGGAAAAGATTATTTTTAAACGTTATGGAATTAAAGTTGAAAGGCTTAAGTCTAAAAAAAGCTATGAAGAACAGTTCCATACTTACTATACAGAAAAAAGCGAGAAATACGGTCAAATATATGGATTTTCTCAAATTGGTGGCAATTGGTGTAATTCAATGCTAAAAATGTCGGTATTAAAAAAAATTGAAAGAAAAAATATTACTTATATTGGGATTGCTGTTGACGAGCCTAACCGATTTCACAATCTATCGGATATTAAACAAAGTCCATTAGTGGAACATAACATAACGGAATCTTGGTGCCGTGAATGGTGTGAGAAGAATAATTTACTTTCTCCAATTTATAAAAATACTACCCGTGGAGGCTGCTGGTTCTGCCACAACCAAAATAAAAATCAATTAAGGCTATTAAGGCAAAATTATCCCGAATATTGGGCGTTAATGATGAAATGGGATAATGATAGCCCTGTTACATTTAAGCCTGACGGAATGACGATACATGATTTTGAAAATCTATTTGAATTAGAGGATAGGCAGATTAGTTTTGAAAGGATATGAGGTGTTAAAAACGAAGATAGGATTGTATGATGTTGATAGTCACAATTTTCCGAATTTGCCATTAATGAAAATATCTGCGTGGCACAAGCGACAAGGTGATACTGTTGAATTTATTGACAGATTTCAGCACTACGACAAGGTATATATTTCAAAAGTTTATGGCGATGAATATTCACAAATTGATGATACATATATCAACGCTGACGAAATTATATTTGGTGGAACAGGATTTGCGATTACCGTTGAAAACGGAAAAGAAGTTTATCACAAAGACCGAGATAAAAACTTGCCCTTTGAAATTGAACATATATATCCCGACTATTCTTTATATCCTCAATTTAAATATGCTGTTGGCTTTCTTACAAGAGGTTGCTGCAATAATTGCGACTTTTGCATAGTCAGTAAAAAAGAGGGTATGTGTTCTCTTAAAGTTGCTGATTTATCAGAGTTTTGGCAAGGACAGAAAGAAATTAAGCTTTTAGATCCTAACATATTGGCTTGTAAAGACAGAAAAGAGTTATTGCAACAATTAATTGACAGCAAGGCAAACATTGACTTCACGCAGGGGCTTGACGCACGTTTCATCAATATTGAAATTGCTGAATTAATTAAGCAATGCAAAGTTAAGATGTATCATTTTGCTTTTGATTTTATGAAAAACGAAAAAGCTATTGTAAAAGGCTTAAAAACGTTTGTTGAAGTTGTAAATCCGCCTAAAGAAAAATGCTATGTATATGTTTTAACTAATTACAATACAACCCATCAAGAAGATATGAGAAGAATTGAACTCATCAGAGAATGTGGACTTGACCCTGACATAAGGATATATCGCAAACCAACAGCACCTCAAATCACTAAAGATTTGCAACGTTGGTGCAATAATAGAATTATATATCGTTCACAGCCTGACTTTATGGATTATATTCCAAGAACGGACGGTAAGACGATAAAACAGATTTATTTTGAAAGGATATGAGTACGTGAACAAAAATGAAATACGCAGACTAGAGCAACACCAGTTAATTGACTTGTTTGATTACGGTGAACTTGAATATGTTGACAAGGACAAGTTATCGAAAATAGCAAGTCATTATGGTTTTACTTCACAGCTTGAACAGCTGGAAGAAGAATTAATTGAACTATTAATGTCAATTAAAATCTTTTTTAAAAACCTAAAGAAAAATAAAATAGATTATAAAAATATGTTCGAAGAAATTGCAGACGTTGAAATCATGACAGCTCAAATTAAAATCTTGCTTAATGCGTCTGAAAAAGTTAGTGAAATCAAGGAATATAAGCTAGATAGGCAGATTGAGAGGATTAAAAATGGCAAGTGAATTTTTAACAAATGAAGTTATTTCAGCGTTTAACGAAAAGCTTACTGTTAGAGAAATCAGTGCAAAGCTAGGATGCAGTGAGTATATCGTTAGAAGTGTTCTGAAAAACGCAGGGGTACAAGTAAATGTCAAAAAAACGCGAGAGTTAGAACGTGCTGAATTAATTAAAAATCTTTGCGAAAAGGAAAAACTCACCACACAAGAAATATCAAAGAAACTTGAACTCAGCGAAGCCATTATACGGAGCGTTGTTAAAAAATTCGGCTTAGAAAATCTTATCAAGGATAGGGTTTACACCGCCGAAATAATCACAGAAGAAAACGCTGAAAAAGTAAGAAAGCTTACGTACCTAACTAAAAGTGAAGTTGCTCGAGTGCTTGGCATATCGCCCACCAACGTAAACAATATTTGTAAAAGATACAACATTAAGTTTGCTCACTCGTCATGCAATCAAACTAGCACGCTATGCTGGGGTTGTGCTAATGCTTATAGCGGTTGCAGTTGGTCTAGGGATTTTAAGCCTGTTGATGGCTGGGATGCCAAAAAAACTAAAATTGAAACACATAACAGAGGCTATACGGATAGCTACATAGTGTATAAATGCCCAATGTTTAAGGAGGGGTAACCATTGACAATAAAAGAACTTAAGCAATACCAAGGCTTGCAAAATGAAATTCGTAGTCTTGAACACAGGAAGAACGTTGTAACTGATACTGTTTCAGGTTCTTCACCAGAGCACCCTTACATACAGGGGCCTAGAACAGTTAAGGGAGTAACTGAAAAATATCAGGCACAGCTTCAGAAAGCTTATACGCGAAGTTATTCAGAACTGTTAAAGCTTAATGAGTTTATTGACAGTATTCCCGATGCACAGCTAAGGGAGATATTTAGGTATAGGTTTGTGGATGGTTATACATGGACCAAAACAGCAATGCTTATCGGCGGAGGCAATACGGCGGAATGCCTAATAATGAAAGCTAAAAGATATTTAAAAAGTTGTTAGTTATGTTAGTTTTTCATATGCTAAAATAGTATTATAGGGAAGTATAAATTCACGCCCTTGCATTAGTGAGGGCGGGATGTTCCCGTCGAATTTTAATCTTATTTGCACGTTTGGGTGCATATCTAGCCTTGTTTTGACTATGGGTGAAAGACTATTTTCGCTTTGTTTTGACATACTGCACATGGTATAATTAACATTATATTGCAATGATGACAAAATATAAATTATTTTGGTTAATTTTGTTGTAATCTCTCCTAAAACGTGGTAAAATGTAGAAAATACGTTTTAGGGGGGGTTGTTTTATTGTCTCAGAATAAGCTAAAAAAGTTAAATAAATTTGCTTTTTTTAAGAAAGTTGGTTTTTGGTATATCCTTGCTAGTGTAGGTGCTTTTTTTGTGGCTGGATTATTAATTTATTTTGATAATAATAATGACTGTAATGTTATTTTAAAGACAATAAAAGATATTTTTGTAATAGTAGCTACAACGTTTGGTGTCAGTTTATTGATAGGTACTTTGATTGAAAAGAAAACTAAAAACGATTTGTACATGGAGATTGTGAGGGATACAATTGAGTCAAAGGAATTTAATGCAAGACTTACAAGTGAAGAAAAACAAATATTATGCGATAAGTTTACTAAGCTAAATAAGTGCCAGAATATCAAGGTAATATTTGATATGTATAAAAGCATTGAAAATAAATTTTGTAATATAGATATTAAGAAAGAGCCTTTTTATTTAAATAGGTGCACTTATGATATTTCATGTGATATGAAAAGCGGCTACATAGAAAAAACCTATGTGAAATCATTATATTTAAGGTCATACAATAATCGTGAGACTATAGAATGTCTTAGGTTAGGAAGTTTTAGAAGCGTAAAGTATGGTGATTTATCATCGCATGAAAAAAAGTCATTGTATATAGATGGGAAGAAAATTAGTATTGACAAAGTTGTTATTCAGCCTGATAAACAAGAATATAGCGGTTTAGAACATCAGCATGGGTACAATGAAGCTTTATGTGCTATGTATTGTGATAATATTAATTTATATTCTGACAAAGATACCTGCATTGCATACCAATACATATCTAGAACCAGTATTAAAGATTTTACAACAATAGTTCGATGTGCATATCCGTGTAAATCGTTTGTTGCTAAGTTTCATATAAATGGTGATAAGAACAAGATAACATGTTCAGCATTTGGCTTTATTGATGATGGTAAAAAATCACCAAATAATGACCATGAAAATGACATTTCCGTAGAATTTAATGAGTGGATATTCCCAGAAGACGGAATAGTATTTACTATTGTAAAAAAATAAGTCACTAGGGGATTGATTATTTAATATAATGTGGTATAATAATATTGTAAACAAATTGTTTGTTTAAGGAGGGCTAAAAATGAGAGGTAAAGTTTTTTTTGAAGAGGATATTGCAGGATAACAAAATACTATACGAAAACACTCCC